CCACACCATCACCACCACCACCACCAACACCGCCCACCACCACCATACACCCCCACCAGCATGTAAAGTCTTCCCGCCGCAATGTCCGGACACCCGAGGTGAAGGCATATCACTCTCAGGCCAATGCCCTGTTGACGCCGAATCGTAACATCAAAGCGAAATTTTCAGTTCCGGCCAACATTGAGAGTGAGCCTCTCTGCGAGGTCACCGGTGGTCCCTTGCTTGCGGGACTCCATCCCGTGGTTCCCGATAACGGGTACCGCAACTTTTTGGCAGCATTTCGTAAACGCTGCAACTATCATTGTTCGGATAGGGCTACCCCGAAGGTAATTCAAGGCGCCCTGACTTTCATTAATCGCATAGCTCCGAAGCAGTATCAATCGTTTGACTGGACTGAAGAGCTATTTACTTCATGGAACGCCAAGTTCACTCCTGAGAAGCAGAGCCGCATGGTCGCGGCTTGTGCCAATTTTTCCACGAGCAGTCTGCATGCTTACTCGCATAAGCAGATTTTCGTTAAGGTGGAAGCCTTACTCGTGGCGCACAAGCCGAATTGGGCCCCCCGTGTCATATATAAAGGCACGGACGTGTACAATGCGCTCAGCGGACCAATGTTCGAGGAGTTAATGAAACGCATGGACCATGGCATGCAGGTCATGCCTGGGCCCCATCGCGTAAAAATGGCCTACAAATGTGGGCCCTTGGATTACGTTCCATTTCTTGCTGGGTGTTCTGAGAAGGTCCTGGAATGTGATTTTTCCGGGAATGACAAGACTCAGTGTGCCGATGTGCAAGTTCTAGAGTTGATGTTGATGCGACGCCTTGGTGCTCCTGAATGGTTTTGTCGGCTTCACAGCCGCACTAACCAATTTCAGGTAGTCAACTATGGGCATGGCGCACGTGCAACTCTAGAGCACCAATTGCCAACGGGAGCCACTGACACCACCTTCCGCAACACCTTTTGGAATGGGTGCATTTTGACAGGGGCGTTGACCGCCCTGCGCGCCCGTTCCAGCCGCTCTTTATTGTTGGGTGATGATATGGTAGCCACCGTAGACGGTATGTCTGCGCGTTCTCCTGCCAAGACGTATGAAGGAGTAGCCAAAGAGGCTCAGATGGTAGCTCGCGTCAAGGTCCACTCCGGACTAGTTGACGCTTCCTTCCTGAGCCGGCTTTTTGTGCCGACCCAAGATGGGATGTACCTCACGGTCCCCCTTCTTGGCAAGGCTATTGGCCGCTTCAACATGCGTGCGAACCAGAACGCCGCCGTCTCCAATGCAATGTACTTTGCAGGCAAGGCGGTTGGCTACGCATATGAGTTTCGCTTCTGTCCCGACCTTCGTGACGTGTTCCTGGAACGGTTTAGCCGTGAATGGGACACCGTCATCGCCGAAGGTGGGACTAAACCAAGTCTTGCCACGTTAGAGATAAGTTGGCAGGCACGTTCGTCGGGAGTCACCCTTGCCAATATCAAGGAGAAAATTTTCTCAGATAGGGTGCTTTCCTTCTTCGAGTGCCACCGATACTGTCTCTACCGGTACGGCTTGGATTTTTACGACGTTGTGGACCTGTTCACACGCGTCGTCCTCACGGACCATGAGGACGATGACACCATTGTCGGGAGGATTCTGGCGGCTGACTTCATGCTCAGTTAAACCCCTGTTTGTTGATATCCAGGGTTGCCATAATCCCACCGTCGTGGGTAAACGGGCTCATCTCGTCGGAGAATACACGTGTGATCGGG